AAACTCGCACTTTACGCATCTCTTCGTTCAAAACAGATTTATAAACTTCATTTACTTAAAGAACATAATAATATAGTTTTAGTATAAAACCCAATGGCTTCATTCAAATACAAGCCCACCAAGATCAAATATCTACAAGATATTCGAACTTTGGATGAGATGCATCAAGACGCAGTTACCAAATTTAGTGATCAACACAAAGAGCTTCCCATAATGAGAAAACGATTGAAGACACTAAAAAAAGATTTACAAGATATTCATAATGTTAAAAATAACACTAGACGCAGACATGAAATAACTCTTGAAATCAACAATCTGGAAAAAAAAATATCTCAAATAGACAATTGTTCCGATGAATTAGAATATTTCGATAGAACAAGTGATATATTATTAAGATATTATGATATTGATGGCAAATTAGATCTTACTAGAAGCGAACAGATAACCGAAGCAGAAATTGCAAGCGATGAAGATAGAAATGAGATTTCCACAACAGAAGTTCCTGAAAAGATATTTAATTCGGATGAGGATTATACATTAACAGAAAAACTGATTAGATTGAATGAATTATCAAAAAAGAATATGAAGGTTCGCAAACCAGTAAAAAAGCGTCGGCAAACAGTTGAACTGCACACGAATAAATCTATTTTGAGTTTTTTGGCGTGCGAAGATGATACTGGCGGTCCGGTTAAAGACATAGAAGTATTGGCAAATAATAAGGCAACTCTCAAGAATGAGTATATGACTTTAATAGATCCTAGTAATACCGTTGATAAAACAAAGATTGTTGCTATGAGAACGTGTCTCAAATGCAATGTTGAACGAGTGTTTGTTCAATCGGAAGGAATATATGTGTGTCCAAAATGTGGACAGTTTGAGTATTTAATAGTTGACAGTGAAATACCAAATCACAAAGATTCTGTCAGTGAAAAACCTAAGTATCCCTATAAAAAAATAAATCATTTAATAGAAAAATTAAATCAATATCAATCAAAAGAATCAACAATTATTCCACAGTCCGTGTATGATATCATAAAATCTGAACTTAAAAAACAGATTATACAGATTGATGAAGTAACACCGGCAACTATAAAAACCATATTAAAGAAACATCGATTGAACAATTATTATGAACATCATCAGCATATATTCAGTAAGATAACAAATACACCCCCACCCATTTTGACACGAGAAATAGAGGATAAAATTAAATTAATGTTTAAAATGATACAAGATCCATATAAAAAACACAAACCCGATGGCAGATCAAACTTTTTAAATTATGCATATGTACTCCACAAAATATTTCTTATTTTGAAAATGCCAAATCATGCGAAATATTTCAGTTTGCTAAAAAGCAGAGAAAAATTAAGACAACAAGACATTGTATGGAAAAAAATATGTTTCGATTTAAAATGGCCACACCATCCATCACCATAAACAAATTTTAATAAATTTTATCATTATAATCTATACAAGACTATAATGGATCACGCAGATATTTTAAGACGATTCATCAGAATTTTATTGATATGTGTAGCAACATATCTCATGTGTACAGCATATTTAAATCTGAACTCTGATAAAATAACGATAATAATAGTTATGAATCTAATTTTATTCATGTTGATAGACACATTTTATCCAAGAGTTCATTATCAATACGATGAATAGTTTTATAATGTGCGATCAAAACATATATAAAAAAAGGTTTAATAGTATATATTATGAGCGAAAAATTAGAAAATGTTGATGTATCTAACTCGGCGGTACTTCCAGACGATGTACTTTGTGAAAAACCAGAAACTTCAAATAAGCCATATGTAGAATTTGAACTCCAAGATACAACCGAAGTAAAAGATGAGCAAGAAGATATTAAAAAATACACAATGATAGATAACTTGGATGAAGATCCTCCAGTGCCTGGTCAAGAATGGTGCTGTATATCATTTTTATCTCCTGAGGGGGTCTATAATTGCAGAGTGAGAGGTGTAAAATTCAGGGGAGGTTTTCCAACAAGAAAACATGCAGAAGAATGGGCAGACAAACTCAGATCTATTGATAAATATTTCCATATATTTGTGGGACAAACTGGTAAATGGTTGGCATGGGATCCAAAACTAGACGAGGTACCTGAACACAAACATTCCGATAAACGTTTGGATAAGCTTGTTAAGGAACAAAAGAAAAATAACATGAGAGATTTGAACGTTTTGGCTGGTAAAAAGAAGCAGATGATTGACAACAGTGAATCTGTACACAATAAACGTGTTGAAGATGGTAAAAAGAATGCAAAGAACGTCAAAAAGTCAGAATCAGTTCCAAATGCGGCTCCTCCACAAAAACCGAAAAATAACCACAGTTCGAGTGCTGCACTAGAGAGACTCAGACGCAATCTAGAAAAACGCAAAGCATCCCAAGAATCTGCAGCTCATTCAGACATGAAACTGAGAGAAGAATTAGTTGCAAAAGAGAGTGAGAGAATTAAGGCTGTTGAAACTAATGTGCAAACAGATGGAACTAAATTGTCTGATCTCAACAAAAATATATCAAAAATTAAAGAGTACATTCAAAAACACAAAGAGTCAAAGGGGGAGTCAAAGGGAGAGTCAAAGGGAGAAACACAAACATCTGAAGCTTAAATGACATAATTATTTTTTACTATTTGAATAATATATATGAACAAATATACATTATTATTAATCCTATTTTTGGGAATAACATTTGTTGTGATAAATCTAACTGTAACGCTGAAGGAATGTCCAAAACCACAAACTATATATAGATATCTCCCCAGAACATTCGAAGAAGAACAAAATGAACCGGTGTTAGTGTCGGACATATTTAAAACCATGTTTTCACAACCATCGCCGTGGATAGGCAGTATAAATGATTTAGACACGAGAAAATCTGAATCAATTAATAGATATTTTATAAGTCAACAATAAAGATATTAAATTCACAAATCTACTCTCAAGTTGGGTAGCGTCTTGCGGGTTTGTGATTTTTTTCATATATTTGTGTACTTTTTTTCTTCGGATCAATGACGTTTCCTCCATCATCGACCTCTTCTTTCTCAACATCTATAGTTCCTTTTGACTTTTTCTTATTTATGCAAAATTGGTTAAAATCCAAACTTCTCGATTTCTTTCTCCACGATGGATCGTAATTTTTATTGTGATAATCTCTAAATTGTTTGCATCCAAATTCCGTTTTTACTTTTGAAAGATCAGGAGCTTTATACCAGAATATCTTCTCAAGAGCAGATTGACGTTTTCCTCTATTCACTATAACCATTGCTCCGAAATCATCTGTTAATTTCATAAATACCTGTCTGAATGATTCAAAACTTGGGAACATTCCGGCATAATGATCATATATTCTTTTCTGATTTGAAACAAAATCTTCCGCCAACAAAAATATATAATCAAAATTGCATCTTAGTTCAGGTGTGATACCCAAAGGAAATTGCATTGTCAATATATACATAAGTTCATAATGTCTTCCATTAAATAATAATTCCTGAATTGGTTGATCACGAACCCACGATCCTTTTTGAGCAAGACAATCGTCCATCACAATAAAAGATCTTGGATCTATTCGTTTTCCCTGTTTTGCTTTTTCGTTTTTCTTCTCTATCATTGTTTCTTGTCTTTCTAATAATTTTTCTATTATTTCACTTTTATAACTGTAATGAATATAGGTATCCGGAAAAAAGTCTCCATAAAAACAATTCATCCTGTCTGTTGGGGCTATAATTATTCCAGTGGGAATATCCGAAAAATGATTTAATATAGCTCGAACAATCCAACTTTTACCAGATCCTTTTTTTGCTATCATCACTATTGATGGATGTGCAACCATTGATTCTAATTTAAATTGTCTTATCGGCAATTTATCGCCGTTGGTTAATTGTATATCCTTCACAGGCATATATTATATGTAATATAATAGTTTTTAGAAAGGTGATGATTTCTAAAATTATTTGTAATCAATTAAAATGTTTCAATAAACACATCGGGTAACGTGTTCGGAATTTTTACTCCTTTGTTAATAAGACTAAAAGATCGCACTTGATCACTTGAACTTGCATCTTTTACCAGTTTGTATCCCGGAATGTTGGGCAATGTTTGTTGCACACTTGCGACGTCAGAACTCGGTTTACTATATTCAAAATATCCATATGCCATAAACCATATAATTGCTGCAACAACCGCTGGTATTATTAAGCTCGTGTATTCACTCTCCTCATCCTTGTCTTTATTTTTATTTTTTTTACCTTTCCCTTTTTTGCCTTCCTTTTGTTCCTCATTTTTATTCCACTTCATGTATAAATAGGTCAGAACACCTGCGACTAGACCCAAAATAACGGGATTTTTGACTATATCCATTTATATATCTATTCATAGAAAAATTAATTTCGGGATAAACATCACTTATTAAACATCGTGCTGAAAAAGACGTTTTTATCATTTGTTGCATCCTTAATTTTATCCTTTATCACATCTATATCATCGCTCTCAACTTTTGTCGGTTTTATATCCAGTGATTTTGTTTCAGTTTGTTTATTATGTGAATTGTTTCCAGTTTGCGGATGTTCTTGTGTTTTTTCTGGTGTGCGTTTTGTATTGTTTCTACTTCCTCTTATATCTCTTAATTCATTCACATATTC